TGAACGCGATCCCGATGGCGCTCAACACGTCCATAGGCTCCGGCTGTTCGGGCATTGCGGGCTTGGCCTTGCCGCCCATGCGCGTGGCAAGCTTCGCCTCAAGCGCTTTCTCTGCGGAATACCACGTGTCACCAGAGTTGAGCAGTGTCAGCCACTCAGCCGTGGTCCCGCCCGTCCTGGCCGCGTAGATGCCGGCCATGCTCTCCGTGAGCAGATCGAGCACATCGGCCAGAGAGCGCATGTCGGCCGCTGTGCCGAACACGCCACCGCTTCCCGCGTGCACCATCACGGTTGCTGCCGGCTCAACCGTGATCTCTTCGCCCGCCATGAGGATCACGGACGCGGCTGACGCGGCAACACCGTCCGCCCACGTGCGCACCGTTCCGCCCGCGTAGTTGTCCAGCGCGGAGTAGATAGCCGCGCCCTCGAAGATCGCGCCGCCACCCGAGTTGATATGTACGTCCACGTCACCTGTGATGCCGTCAAGCGCCTGCACGACATCCATCGCGGACACCCCGTCATACCCGCCGATGTAGTCATAGATGTAGAGCTGCGCGTTCTTGACGCCGACGCTCGCCGCTTCCATACGCAAGCCCTCGGTCGGACCGGTAGCCGTAGTGAACGCCCTGGCCGAGAAGTGCTCGGTACGTGCGCGGAGTGAGTTGATGAACGTGATCTGTTCCGGTGTCACTGCGCTTCCTCCCCGTCGCTTGACCACACGTCCACGGCAGTCATTGCCAAACTCCGCACCGACGCAATTGACGTAACCCTTACCGTCCGGATAGTCGGCGTACGCATCCTCACGGTTCTTGTAGAGCTTCCCGTCATTGTCGATGCATGGCTGACAGGTGTTGTCATCAATGTGCTCACGAGCGACCCATCGGTTAGCGGCGATCGGCTCAACGCGTCCCATGTCATGACCCAATCGCCGCCGGCGCACGCCGAGCAATCTCGGCCAGGATGGCCGCAGCATCGGGCATCGGCTGTTCGGGAGCGGCAGCGATGGCGCGCTCGACCAGCAGCGGTGGCAGGTTGCACACCTCGGCCGCTTGTGCGGGGTCCACGCCCACGGTCACCAGGGCAACGAAGTTGGCCACGTCAGCGGCCTTGTCCAGCCGCGCTGCCTCGCGGTCAGCCTGCACGGGGTTGCTATAGACGAAGCTCAGGTCAGGCGTCCACATGCCGCCGAACTGCGGACCGAAGTCACTGTTCAGCATGGCTTTCCAGCGGTCGAGCCGGGGCACTGTCTGTGTCTCGCCGAACCACGCCTTGCTCGCGTCAGCCGTAGCGCGGTTGATATCGTCCACCACGCCCACCGCGAACTTGCTCATGCCGAACGCCAGGAGAATCGTGTCGCGGTTCAGGTTGGCGGTCTCGACGAATTGCATGTCAGCAACGCTCATCGGCTTGACGTCGATCCAATCGCCCTCTTCGAGGAAGGCGGTACGGTTCGCGTTGGCCGGCCCCTTGTGGTTGTAGTTGAACCGCTCCACAAGCTGCTCAAACTCGGTGTCACCCATGGTGCGCTCAAGCTTGACGATGCCGCCAGGCCGCGCCCCGTTGCGGAAGAAGTTGGCGTTCCATTCTGCGGAGTACGCGGCCGAGTCCACGTTGGCGAGGATGGTCTGAACAGGCCCCATGCCGCGATACGGATTCTTCGGATTCGGCATGCGGATACTGAGCACATCCTCTTTCCGGATCGGCATCTCGTTGCCGTCCGGATCGACGTAGATGTACCCGACGAGAAAGTCAGCGCGGTTCGTGACTACGATCATGCGATCAGGGCGCGCCACCCACAACTCATAGGGCACACTGCCCAGTCGCCCGACGACAGTCCAGCCTTCACCCGTCAGGTCAACGTGCTGCTGTCCGCTCTCGAAGTATTCCTGAGTGGTGTAGAAATCGTTCGGGTGTGCCAGCACGGCCAGGGCGGGATGACGGTCGACCATCATCACGTCATGCGCACCGCACGGATCGTTGTCACCGGGCGCGCGATAGTCGCACACCGCACCAGGGGCGGCTCTATGTAGGTGCCAGCACTCTTTGGCCACCGCCGTGCTCGTGCGGTTCACGATGCTGAACAGGGTGGCGCTGGCACCCATCGCATCCATCTGGGCAACCTGATCACCACGGTTGGGCCGGCCACCCCAACGTCCCTCAAGACCACGAGAGACGAACGGAACCGGAGCTTTCGCCGTGAACGCCGATGCGATGGTGCGCCCGAGTGACCTCATCGACCACCACGCCTAGGCTCACCCGTCAGCGCCTCAAGCACGAACAGGCTCACACCGATGGCCACACAGCCGAGCACAGCGCCTTTCCAGTGCCACGCGGCGTAGTCCAGAAAGCCGAACGCTCCGAGTTGCATCACGGTGGTGCGCACTCGCGGCCAGGCAGGCAGCACGCGAGCGAGCCAGGCCACCATGAGGCGCACCACGGACACGCGTGCCGGCCGCTCTCGGCGGGCAGCACGTGCTTGTGTCCATGTCGCACCGATGGTGACCATGATGCGGATGGTACAGCAGAAACGCCCGCGTACCTGACAGGTACGCGGGCGTCAAGATGGAACTAGTCAGTCATGCACGTGCGCCACGATGAGATCACCATCGTCATCGAAGTAGACGCCCATGGCGGGCACCTCATAGCAGTGCCCGGAACGGGCCAGCGGCACGGGAGCATCGGGTGCCTGGCCGACCGCATCCAAGAACAGCCGGTAGATCTCCATGTCCGTCATGCCGGGCTCCGGAGCAAACGCCTCAAGACTCATGACTACTCTCCGTCCGGCGCGCTTGCCTCATGCGGAGCAACCGTCCACCCCCATTCCAGCAGCTCATTGGACATCTTTCCTGTAGTCCCCAACGGGATCATTAACATAGTCAGAGGACATGCACCATTGACACATCCACTCGTCAGGCTCAGCCACAAATGAGCAGAGGTGCACATGCCCACACTCCGAGCACTCACGAAAAACGTCCATGCACCTAGTCTAGGCGCTCATAGTCCAGATGTCAACTAGCCCCAACGGACGCGCGTCGTACCGTGCAGGTCCTGTTCACTGACCACGTACCGCGCGCAGTCCATACTGTCGTCATCCTCTTTGTGTGGCTGATCCTTGTCCGGCTTACCGTCAGGCGTCTTCTCCCACACGTAGCCCTCGATCTCTTCGGCGAAGCACGTCGGCTTGCCCGCCTCAGCAAGCGCCTCATCGCGACTGACCAGGGAATCCCTGCACACGTACAGGCGAGGCTTGCCATCCGCGAGCACCCTGAGGCGCGACTGCATCGCCTGTATGCCATCGCTCACGGTCTTCTTAGCGGGCGTGGTGCCAAGCCCGAGATGACGCACGAGCGTGGCGCGATCCTCAGCATCGTGGTCACAAAGGATGGCGCGCGGGCGCGGGTACTTCCATGTCTTGCCGTCCTGCTTCGTGACCACGGCCAGGATGTCCTTCGCGTGATCCTCAACCAGGCGCTGCGTGCGATGGATCTCTTTCTCAAGCCATAGCCGGCCATCCGGATCGATGGCCCACATTTGCCAGACGAACGGGTGCACGAATCCGAAGTCGACCCCCCACAGTCTCGGCCACTCATACGGCAAGATCTTGCGGTCCGTGAGGTGAATCTCGGGACGCCACCCCTCATAGATGACACCCTCTGCCGCAGCCCAGATGCCATGCCGCAGCCGCAGCTTGCGCACGCCCTGAAGCGCGTCAAGCTTCTCGATGTAGCCGCGCCCGCGCTCCGTGATCCGGCACGAGCCATCAGGAAGAAGATCGAAGAGGATGGGGTTGTCCTCATGCTTCGCGTGCAGCATGACCGTCTGGCCGGCATCGCAGCGTTTCTTGAGCAGATGCGTCGGCTGTTGTGGGTTGCAGTCCATGAGCAACTGCTGGAAGGACACCTTCCCGTTGCGTAGGCGAGTGGTCATCAACTCAAGATCATTGATGGTCATCTCGGTAGCTTCCTGCACGTAGATCAGGTCATACTCCGATGACATGATCTTCATAGCCTGATCCATGCCACCCACTACGGCGGTCGAGCCGTTCGCGTACATGTAGGCGGCAGGCTTTTCGCCACTCCCCCCGTACCACCACACGTGCTTGTGTGCCAACGCCTCAGGCAGCACATGCTCGCGGAAGGTCACCAGCCCGGTGGCGGACAACGAGCGGTGCGTCTTGCGCACGATGAGCGCACGCATACCGGGGTTCAACATGCACATGTGGTGCAACTTCTCCAGACACGCCCGGCTCTTACCCGTGCCGGCAGGTCCTGCGATAAGCACTTCAGGCTCTCGCCGGCGAAAGACCTCGAGGGCTGCCCCTCTGGCCGCGTACCGCCGCACTACCGCTTGCGTCATGCAGCGAGCATACGAAGGCGCTCCCCTTACTTCGTGTACCTCAGGTTCTTGTGAAGCTCATTGAGTTGAACAGCCTTACGAGCGGCCCATCCCACAATCTTGTAGGTGCGCGTCCAGATGTCACCAGTCTTCGTGTCCTTGACGGCGTAGCCATGCTTGACCTCGACCACCTGAAACCGCGCTTCGTTCGTCATACCCATAGTCTACGCGCTCTAGTCCAGATGTCAACTACCTACCGACGCCGTCACAATCCAATTAGCGATCAATCTTCCGCGATGCCTGCCACCCTCCATACCACGGACACCATGACGGACGGTTGGCTCACGTCGCTCAATCGTGACCAGCCCTCGACGCTCTAGCGCCAAGAATGTCGATCGGCTAATGCCGTCATACAAGCCCAGGCTGCGTTCCCTGCTCAGCCTGGCCATCGCGTCGCACATTGCCCGACTCATTTGAGCTTGGTTCGCCATGCATCCAGTCTACGCGCTCTAGTCCAGATGTCAACTAGTGACGTGCTCGGTGTTCGCCCTTCCATGGGTTACAGAAACGATCAACAGTGATGGTCAGCGCCCAACCGAGCAACATCCCCCACCCCCATGCAACCACGAGCAGCAGCGCCATGGTGGACAAGCATACGAAAACGCCCCTTCTGTACAGAGGGGGCGTTTTGTGGATCTCAGTTCTGCGATTCGATCTTACGAACCGACGTTGCGAATTGCCCGTTAGTCTGTGCCTTACGGGCCTTCCGGAGAACCGTGTACCGCACGGCGAAAGTGCTAGCGTCCCGGCTTGCGTCTTGCAGCTTGTTTGTCATGCACTCAGTCTAGGCGCACCTAGTCCAGATGTCAACTAGCTACGTCAGGTCCTCTGTATCGATGCCGACCACTTCATACCGAACGCTGCCCGTCACTTCGGTCTTGCTGGCCGCGTCCGCACCCAGCAACTTGCGGCGCTGCTCATCAGCCTTAAGTGCGAGGTTGAGCGCGGCCAGTCTGCCGGCGAAGTCGCGGACCACGGAGTTGTCCTCAGGGTCATAGACGACCGATCCATCTTTGCCGGCCGTGACCGGTGCGCCCTTCATCTCGGCCAGTTCATACGCCCTGCGGATCACGTCCTCGTGCAGCGCGAGCGCGTTCTGTCTCACGGCCTCAAGATCCACGGGCGGAAGCTTGGCGCGGGCAGCGGCGAGCAACTGACTCACGCGCTGCTGTGAGATGCCAAGCTTGTCCGCGATCACGTCCTGCGTGAGCTGGTTGACCACAGTGAGCCGATAGATCTCATGCTCGCGCTCAGTGAGACCTTGAGGGATTCCCCAATGATCAGTCACCAGACAAGTCCTCACTACGGATGATCATGCTCTCACCAGCAAGAATAATGTCATACGGCAGAGGCGTCAGTTCACGTTTCAACCATTCCACACTCTCGTCCAGAGTGATCGACTCATCATCATTGATCACGATGCTCTGAACGTGTGGTGAGTTGTGCGCATACGAGCGATCACCGACCACAGTCCACACGCCAGGCTGAACAGCAAGACGCATCATGGCTTGATCACACTCACAATATGCCCTGCAGGCGTATGCACGTGCGGCGTGACGCGCTTGCACATCTCGTCATGGCAACGCTCGATCCGGTCCGCGATCGGCGTGAGCGCGAACGTCTCAGCCCTGCCCTTGCGCCGGTTCTCCGCAGCACTCGCGCCGGCACTCTCCGACACATACGGGCGCACGGTTTGCAACACGCGTGTCTCATCAGTCAGCGCCGGGATCACGGCTGTCTCATCGGCGTGCTCACGCTCGATGATGCTCGTGATCTCAGCGGCCAGGGTGTTGATGCGAGCGGTCACGATGGTCAACTCACGCTCAAGCCGCAGCTTCTCACGCACAGCCTCGGCGAGCATCCTCCCGTGTCTCATCAGGTCACTCATGAGACACACCAGCGATCGAGAGCAGCCGGCGCGGCACGTCCTGCGACGTGTGGCCGTCCCACTTCGGAGCATGCGGCAACTCACGCACACAATCGAAGTCGCTCCAGTGCTCAATCTCGTAGTGATATGAGATCTGCCCATCGGGCGTCATCATACCGACCTTGAAATGACCGGGATACATAGGCACATCATCATCAGGGTGATGCGCCTTCGAGCGGTAGGACCAACCGGGAGCCATGCTCATCAGTGCAGCCGTAAGCGCCCGGCGATGCTCGTACAACTCATTGAACGTGTGATATCCGTCCGACACGCTCCCCATATCCTGACTCATCCGCCACTCTCCCTCTTCGATCCGCTGCTCCTGCTCACGATAGCCGTCACCTCATCGGCGGTCATGCCGTACTGTGCGGCAAGCTTCGCGATGGTCACGGAGGGGATCACGGCCTTGTCGATCTCGGCGAACGCCTTGCGAATCTCGCGACGCCTGGCTTCGCGCGCCTTGCGCGCATCATCCTTGCCGGCCTCACGATCCTTGAGCTCTCGCACCCACGTCAACATGCGCTCATCGCTGAACGAGCCAACCACGTCCGCATTGAGAAAGAACGAGAGATCAGCGAGACCACACCCGAGGTACGGCGGTA